AATTCTTTTATTGAGTCTGAATAGGGTCTATACCAATCTCGTCTTGTCTTAATATCTGGAATAGTCCGAAGCGTTTCATACCACTTCATTAGAGGTATACAATCATTGAGTTCATTAAAGTCGTTCCTATACCCTCTATAAACCGATTCTACGAACTCATTGAATACAAATGGTTTACCATACTCTTCAAAGTGTACCCACTCATAATCTAGTCCATTTCCACCCACATAACGATTGCCCAATACTAATGTATCTTCGTTGGTTATATGAAATAAGTCGAAACGAGGAACAGTTGCGGCATCTATGTGGCTGAAGTTTATAATACCATCTTCGGTATCAGTACGATAATATACGAATGAAATCTTATTGCCCAATTCATGTCCTCTGGGAGAAGACCATACGGGTACTACAAGTCCAATTTTTGGTCTGGACTTTACGAAGTTTGCAAGTGTTAAAGTATTTTCAATTAGATTCATACGAACCCAATATAAGAAAAATATTTGGTTTTACAAAACTATTTACGATAAAATTGTAGTAGGTTGGGTAGATATAACCCTATATTCTTCATATTTCCGGCCGCAATACCTATGGCTGCTTTATTTGAGAACATAACCCCCTTATCATCAAGTTCGCCATTTAGTTTATAAGTTTCACTAGTTGGGCCGGCTATTCTCCACTTAATAGATACGGCTGTCCAAAATGGATTTTTAAGATATGTTGTATAATCTCCCTCAGCCACTTCGTATATATGTGAGTTCGTATCATTTGACCTTTTTATAAAATATCTTTTAATAAATCCAAGAGAATAATCGGTATCGCTTGGCTCTGGTATTATTGTTTGTGGATATTCTATTTTATAATCATCTGGACTATTTAATACATCTTTATACATAACTTAAGTTTTTTTAATTAATCTATAATCGGCTTCAATCGTTGTGTACCACCCATCAGTAGATACATTATGCTTTGTATTTGTTATTTGAAATACTCCTAGTCTATTATATATTTCAGGTATGCCATCTATTTCAAAATATTGTCCACAAGTAAATCCACTAAACCCATCTATTGTTATTGATATACTGATTGGTGTTAGTCCGGATTTATCTTCCGCATCTTCCGCTTTAGAAAACATTTGTTTCTTCATCCATTCTTTATCTTGAAATATTAATAATATGGTTTTAGCTGCACCCTGAGTCATTAAGAAATTTATAGATTTATTATTTAAAACCTGAGTCATATCTTCTGCTTCGTTTGTAGCACTCTCCTTTGGTTTGTCAGGATCTTCCTTTTCAATTTCGGGTTCTTTTTTTAATTTTTCTAAATCCTTTTCTAAATTTGCTATTTCTATTTTATTTATAGAATACCACCCGTCCGCATTACCAAATGTGGAATGGTCTATTGATTTATAGATTTCTTCTGGTATGGGTATATCTCCTGCAGGAAATTTTCCTTCGGTTTTTATTTTTGCTAAAATTTTTCCACTATTAAAAACAGTTCTACCGGCAACAAGATTGCTCATTTCAAAATTAAAAGTAAATTGCTTTACTATTGAATCCAAAGTTGTTGGTTTAAATCTATATGTTTTTCCTGCGTTATTTTGTGCTTGTATGGATGGAGTTGCGTATTTATAATCTATAATAGTCGGTTTTCCATTTTCACTTTGCAATCCAAATACAAGTCTAAAAAATCCATAACTACTATCATTCACTGTATTTAATATTCTTTCTAAGAAATCAATACGAGTGGCCGATTTATGCCAATGCTTTACAACTTCCGAATATTTGATAAATATATTTAAAGCATCACCAATTATTTGATTTTTACTTTTATCACATTCAATTTTTGCACCCGTAACAGGAACAGTTAGTGTTTTTCCTACAATATCGAAATCAATTTTATTTATAGTCCCATCTACGTGTGCTTTTTCATCTATTGTAATTACATTATTATTTTTTGGAGGTTTTCCATCTTTACCTTTTACGGGAGCATTTAATTTTGGTAATTGTTTTCTTGGATATATAACCATATCGGATGATGACATTATATATTTGTGCGTTACAACCGGACACGCTTCAATTTCATTCTTACCATCCATATAAGTTGGTAATTCAAACCCAAAGAAACTTTTATCAACATTTTTACCAGATACAGAATAATTCATCAAAACTTTCAATATAAATCTAAGCGATATATATGAAGTATCAGATGCCGTTGTATCTTTTTGTTGTTTATTAATTTTAAGAAAGTTAAACCATTGGTCTTCAACTTTAAATTTAACACCTTCTATTGCCGATTTATACCCCTCTTCGCTTAAATTAAAATCAGAAATTACATATTTTGTAATTTGGTCTTTGGTTGGATATTCAATATCTGCGGGCGTTCCCTTTTCGCTTGCTTTTCCTTTTCCTGGATTGGGATGTGTATTGTGTGGAATCGCTAAGCTTATTTGATTGCCCTGTGATATATCCAAAGAAACATCGTAAGTACCATCCTCTTGTATTGAAAACGAATATTCTGTAACTTTACCTGCTACTAAATCATATGTACCTAATGATCCATCTATTTTTTGTAAGTATGTTTGTATTCCAGTTGTATCTGATCGGAAATAATTTTGAAATGCTTTACAAAATGCCCCATAGTCTGATTTATCTACAACTCCTTGCGTAGGCGTTGACCATGACTCAAATGGTGTAACTGTACCATCTTTGAATGTATCGTGTTTCTTTTTTTGTGTTTGTGGTGATCCGGGTTGCTTATTTGGTGTTATATCTTTTTTTAATAAAGATGAATCTCCCCACTCTACTAATAAATTCATACCAGGTTTCATAAAAAACAATTCAAACATTTCCAATTGCTTTAATGAAAAACATTTAATATTAAGTTTTGCGTTTTTTAATGTATTATTTGCACCATCCGTATCTAAATCCATAGATGTTATTATTGGTGTTGATATTTTACGGCCTTTTTCTCCATCAACTTTTATTTGACTACCATAAAAATCAATACCTAATATAGTTTCTTGAGTAGAATAAGATAATGCTGGGGTTATTGCATTGTTCGCTATTATACATCCGTAATATGCTCCTTGCTGTTTACTTGTGGATTCTATAAGTTTTTTAATTTCTTTAAGCCGGTCCGATTCTGCCATTTCAGTTTTACCCTTTCCAACCAAAGCAGCGGACGTTAATGTTATCCAAGGATTTTTATAAACAACCATTTGTTTATTGTTTTCCCTCTCTGTTAATACATCTACTACCCAAGGTTTTATTGGTGCTAAAAATGGAAATCCCATAACTTATTTATTTATTTTATCTAAAGTATTCAATATAGAATTAATATCAGATGGTATTCTTAATTGTAATCCAGCTTCTACAAAAAAGTTTGCATCGTTTAAATGATTAGCACTTGCTATAATCCACCACATTCCAGGATCATTATAATATTTTTTGGCCAGTAAATCCAAACGGTCACCCTGATCTGATATAATATACATATCATTATCATTTGGTTTAATAGTTGGATATATGGTAGTTTCTAAATAACTTTCCTTCGTGTCCTTATCCTTTATTACTCTAGTATGTATATATCTTCTTGCCATAATTAATCATCATCATAATCGTAAATAGTATTAGCTTCTTCTTCAGCTTTTCTTTTCTTCTCTTCAGCTGCAAGTTTAGCTGCCAGTTCTTTATCTCGTTTAGCCGCATCAGCTTGAGTTTGTTGAACACCTGCTTTGTACCAATCCGATTGAGTTGCATTGAAATAATCGTTATAAATATATTTTGATTTACCCGATTCCTTAACTATTCCAGGTGTTTCAATTATTTTCATACCCATAGAAACATTTATAACAACAGGATGTGGTTTATTTATATGAGATAGGAGCCCGGAAAACATTCCAAAATTTGCACCATCTCCAGTATTAGGGTCTCCTGTTGCTGTTGCCCAAGGAACATTATCATCTATTGTTATATTCATTGTATCAATAATGCCAAACATTTTATCATACAACCCATCTATTGTAACATACACTAAATTTGGATTATACAATAATGGTGAGTATGTATCTTTACTATCACCATTATACGTTAGTGTAGATATATCTTCATCGGGGAAAACTAACGCTCGTAACTTTTCTAAATTCTTTTTCATTGATATCAATGTTTTTCTATCATAGAAATACAATTTTATTTCCCATTGTAAAGTCCGTTCAACACCACTATATCTATATAAGTTAAATGGTGAACCTACATATTTAAAAGCATTAATTGTAGGTGTTGCTGATTCGTTTATTCCTGAAATTGTTCCTGGTAATAATATATCTCCTCCAGTTTTACCATATTGTTCAATTAAAACATATGGTATATTTAATTTTAAATTTTCATCTAATAATTTTTTAGTATCATCTTTTGTTTTTGCTTTCGTTGCATGATTTAAAATATTATCATTAACTAAGTCCCATTTAGAAACACCACCGGCTGGTTTTGTATTTTTTCTTTCTTTTATTACATTTCTAAAATATGTAGTAGACGATGTATTTTTATCTTTTTTTGGGGAATATTGAATGTAGTGTGTAGAAAATTTTGCACCAGATTTTGTATCGGCTCCCATCTTTTGTAAGCTTACTTGTGAAATTGGCTTTCCGCCCAATTGCAATCTATGATGCTCTGGGCCAAACCCCTCACCTTCAGCCGATTTATCTTTTATTAATTTTCTTAAATTTTTAAGTGCATTTGGGTCTCCAACTTTATCTAATGCCTGAAATGCTAAATCCTTTGCAAGATTGGCAGGCGATGTTCCACTTAATAATTTGTGAATTAACGATGGTGGGGCCGGATGGTCTTTTACATAATAACTATTACCGGACTTAACTGCGTATTTTAATAATCCCTTTGTAACTGCTAAAAGAGTTATTGGTTTGGCAAATATTGTTTTTTTTCTAAAAATAGTATCGGATGGTCTATTTGCATTTCCACCAAGTGCACCACCGATTTGATTACCTATAAGGTCTGCTAATGCATCCGGAGATGATGTTAATAATGCCGCACCACGTGGTGGGTTTATCATACCTCTGGTTTCTAAATATATTTTAGCAGATAATCCGTAAAGTTTGAAATTTTCTTTTTTAAATAAAGATATTATTGATGGCATATCTGTTTATTTCTTTAGTATAAATATCTTATTGTAAAAAATGTAATTAATCAATTTGTATAAACTCAACATCTAGTTTACTATAATCTACTTTGGTATTGGGCCGGTTGGTGGTGCTGGGTTTGTGGCCTGCGTTCTATCATTATATTTTACAACACTTCTACTAACACTTTTACCGTCTAATTGTAATACAACATTTGTATTTGAATCACTACTAACAAATGCATCTATTAATTTTGTAAGATTTTTATTAACAGTTAGTAATTGTGATACAGTAGTGTCCATACTGGTTAGTTTTGTTGATGTAGTCATATTTGATATAACCAGTTTATCGGCTCTAGCAATAAGTCTTTGAGTATTTCCATTTATATCAACCAACTTACCATACAACTTATCATCTCCTACTTTTGCCTGCGCTGCTATTGCTGTACTAACTTGCGTAAGTATACTATTTGTCAAATCCATTTTACCACCCATTATTATACCACGCGTATCCGCTTGTTGTTGTGTTAATAAGCTAGTTGCTTCAGTTGCAGGTGGTACAGCGGGTGTAGCGGGTACTGCTACAGTAGGGGCTACGCTTGTTTTGGGTGCTGCCGGCGTACCAGCCGCAGGTGCGGTAGCGGTTGTTGTAGGTGATCCAGGCGTTCCAGCTGCGGGAGCTGCAGCGGCTTGCGAAGCTTTAGTTGTAGCTGCTACCGAATTTAATTCAGTTTTTCGCATGACCGATTGGTATTCCTTATCACTTACATTATATTGCTTTTTATAATCCGCAAGTGACATTTCTTTTCCGGCGACTTTTACCATTCCAGAAGCTTGTCCTCCGGCTTGCTTTATCATATTAGCTATGTTTTGCTCTCTTGCATCAAGTTCGGCGCCAACGCCTAATCTCTTTGCACCAACCATTGCGGCTTTGTTGTAGTCTTGCCTTCCTACTTCTTTTAAAGTATCCTTATCGTTTAAAGTTTTATTATAGATTCCAGGAAGTATATCAAATGCAATCGCATCTATTAATCGGGTAAGCTCTACAGTCTGCTCTAACATTGCTTGCCTCCAACTTGGTTCATCATCGGATAGTGCTGAAAATACCTTTTGGTTTTCCATGCTCTCCTTCATTGTGTTGAACATTTGGGTATTAATATCATTTAGAGTACCCTGTAGTTCAACTTGTGCATCCATTCTTACAGCATCCTCACTAAACCAATTATCATATATACCCTTTATGCCACCAACAATAGTACCGATTGAAGCTCCTACTGCTGTTCCTATTCCCGGTATAATACTACCAATCATAGCACCATATCCAGCGTATTCCAAAGTTGTTCCTACTGCGGATGCTGCTCTACCGGTTTGTAGTGCACCCATATCGCCGGTTTGCATTGCCTGTTCTTTTTTATACTCGCCATACATATCTGCCAATCCTCCAACTACACCAGTTATTAATCCAATCGGGCCGCCACCAGCTGCTTTTGATGCAACTTTACCAAACATACTAGCTCCTAATTTAGTACCACCCTTTTGTAGTGCTTTTCCTATTGAAGTTTCTGCAACCTTACCAATAAGTTCACTTCCTCCTTTTTTAACAGCCGTCAATCCAACTTTTTGTGCAATAGTTTTTCCTCCGGTTCCAGCTGCGGTTGTTGCTGCTTTTTTTGCAAATACTTTTGATCCAATGTGTTCTACCTTTTCAATTGCCTTTTCCTCCGCAATATGTACAACTTTATCTTTCAATCCATTAAGCCCAGAGGATAACATAGCTGCCTTTAATCCTGCTTCATTTTCAGCTGAAAATTGCTCCGATGTGTGTATTTGTTGTTTTAATAAATCCGATTGTCCTTTAAGTGTTGATACAACATTACCAATACAAGAACATATATCATTACTTGCAATTACTCCACCCGGTGCAACTTGCTCTCCTGGTGTTACTGCCGCAGCGGCAGGTGGTGTTATTGTTGATGGTTTTACTTCATCCTTCGTAGGCTCTTCTTTACCTCCAAATAATTTACTAACTCCCCAAGCCGTTACAGCTGCAATCGCTGTACCAATAAGCATTTTCTTAATATTTCCACCTTTTGATTTAGTGGATCGTGTTGATGGTGTAGATGGTGCTGATGGTGCTGATGGTGCTGATGGTGCTGATGGTGTTCCTGTTATTTTTTGTCCAAGTTTAGTTTTTTCTAGTCTGGTTTTAAGTAACCCAGATAATACAGAAGCACCAATACCACCAACTACACCTCCAATAGTTCCTAATATATTTTCGCTTCCAGCTTTTTCAGGTGCAAATTGTTTTGTTTCAACGGCAGCTTGTTTTACTTTGGCATTATTTTTTTCCATATTACCAACCAACAATTCAAATTGAGCATCAAACTTATCTATGGTCATTTGCATTCGGCCGAACTCAGAATTTATTATTGCTGCAAATTTTTTCTTTTGAACATCTGTTTCATTTTGTTGTTCTGCTATTTGTTGATTTATTGCAGCTATTCTTAATTTAGCTGTTGCCGGATCATTTAGATATTTTTCCATTGCAGCTTGAGAGGTGGATGCATCTATTATGGCTTGTGCTGCTGAAATGTTTGCCGTTTGTGATGCTAATGTTTGTTCAGCTGCTTGCTTTGTATTTAAGAATTTTTGATTACCTCCCTTTGCGTTTCCTGCTTGAAGTCCACCAACAGCTGCTCCAGTATTTTGAGCTATTTTTGATATTGAACTTAAATCCATTCCACCAAGTGCTTGTTGTAGTGCGTCTTGTTGGAACTGATCCATATCTTTAGGATCCAATCCTTGTGATTTCAAAGCCTTCATTGCGCCTTCCGTATCTCCGGATGCGAACTTTTCTCTTACTTCGGAAAGGTCAACTTGCTTACCTAAAAGTGAACTTAATTGCATTTCAGCTTTGATACTATCCTTATAGTTTAGTACCATATTCTTTCCGGCTTTGGCTATATCACCAAATCCTACACCTAATGATTTGGCATATGCTACTTGCTTTGCTAATGCTGGTCCGCTTTTAATTTGATATGAAAGAGCATCTTTTGATGCCTCTGCTACTTCTTGCATTAAACTTCCGAGAGATATACCGGCGTTATCGGCCATTGCTCTCATACCTTCTTGCATATTCATAGCGACATCTGCGCTGACTTTATCGGTTCTTTGGAAATATTCATTTATTGCAGCAATACTATCAACCGATTGTCCGGTTCGTTCTGCCATTACTGCCATATCGGAAGCGGCTTTTGCGGTTGGCATTTTACCGGTTGCATCTGCTGCTGCTGTCATAGCCGATGCTACTTTTTCAGCTCCTATTCCTGCTAATTGCATTTGTGCCGCACTATATCCAACACTACCTATACCTTTCCCAAATAGTGCAGTTTTTGATGCAGCTGCGAATTGCACGGCTCCTGTTTTTAATTGTGCTGAAAATGCGTTTGCTGCACGTTGTGAGGCAAATGCAGCTTCGGCACGTAATTTTACAATACTATCTTCCGTGTCAATTCGACTTTTACTTACTTCTAATCCTATTTTTGTTTCTACATTACCAATATCTACAACAGATTCCTTCTTCCGTTTGTATTGTTCAGCATCCAATCTCAGGTTCTCTTTGGCCGCATAGACATCCCTTACGTATTGAAAGTTATTTTCTTTTGCCGTTTTTCTAACCTCACCAGCTCCTCCACGATTTCCTACGAGCTGATCTTCAATTTTTGCCGTACCATATTTGGATTCAAAATCAACCTCAATCTTTCCTAATTTTTGTAAATACTGAATTTGATTTTCAATCTTTTCATTTCTAAACTCAATATCTACTTGCAAAGGTGCAGCAAAATAATCAGTAGCTATTTTACCTAGTGCTGCGCCTAATGCTATTATTGCTATTTTTGCACCAGGTATATCTCCTGATTTCATTTTTTTGAATACGCTAGCTAATTCATTTATTGCTGGAAGGCCACTACTACCTAGTTGATCCATAGCTGAATTGAATCCATCTAAACTCTTTTTTGATTTATCAGCTGCTTTTTTAAATTCACCAACTTCTGTTACAGCAGATGCAAAAACTTTTTTTAATTCTTTTCCAGATTCTGTTGAATCATCTATTCTATCAGTAAGCTCTTCAAAATTTTCATAAGCTTTGGTAACTAAGTCATTATATTCTTCTTGAGTAGCAGTTCCCCTTTGTAATCGCTTTTGTGCATTAGCTATTTCCGATGTCATTCCAGAATACGCCTTAGCTGCCGATACTGCTATTTCCGTTTGTGCTTGCGTTAAATCTGATGAATTTTGTATAATAGTAGAAATTCCACCTAATGTTTTTTTGGTAGTATCAATTTTATCTTGTAGTTTTTCGTAAACACCAGGCAATTTACCAATTCCATTAGAAAAACTTACCAATGATGAGTCTAAATCATCAAAATCTTCAATACTTTCTTTTATTCTTTTATTGAAAATACTTACCTTCTCACTTAATGTATTATAACGATTTCCTACTGATGTTATTTTTTTATCAAGTTTATCAGTACTCGTATATTCATCTTCTAATGCCTTTAATCTTTCATCATCATACTTTTGTCCACTTTGTTTCTTTTGGGCAAGTTTCTCCCATTCTTTTGATATTTTTTGCAAAAGAGCCCATTCTTTATCAAGTTCGACTAGTTTTTGTTTTTGAAGCAATATCTCATCCGCCTTTTGTTTAGCTGTTACTTTGCTATCAAAAAGTCCACTTGCTTTATTTCCTCCGGTGTTTGTGAGTTTTTTTGCCATTTATTAGTACAATTTGATGGGATGTTTGTTAACTGTATGTTTTATCTATTGTATTTTGGATTTCCGCGGCTTTTTTCTTATCTCCTATCTTTTCATAATATTTTTTAACGGTCATAAGAAGATCGTCAGATGAAGTATTCCATTTTTCCCAAGCATCTGCCAAATTTTTATCATACTTTCGTATTGTTTCAATAGCCTTATCTTGCTTGCCTTGAGATTTAGCTTTAAAAAAACTTTGAACAAAGTCAATAAAGCCAGCCTCTTTTACTAATATTTTTTTGCGCATACTTTTAGTATTATGTTTATATATAAATATAAACATTATTTAATTATCTACGTCTTACTTTGGATGTGTTTGATGTGGATGTTTTTGCCTTTTCTATTGTGGCTTTTTCTTCCTCTTTTGTTTTAAGTAATTCTCTCCAATAAAATTCTCTTAATTTAATAGGCATATAGTAGAGATCATTCCAATTAAATCCACCATTTGCAAAGTAAATCATTTGGAAAATCTTACCATGTAATACTACTGAATAATTAATCGGCAGGGTAAAAAAAGTCAATCCCAAAAGGAATACGAAGAGCCTCCGTTTCTCCCGTATATGGTGATGTGTACTCAAATGTAAGGTCTAAATCGGGAGTCATTGATGCTACATATTTACGAAGTGCCTTTGAATCTCCTGCTAATAGTTGATTTGAAACATAATTTGATATTGCTCCAAACTCTCTACTACCATTTACTTCCGTAATTACTCTCCTATATCTAGCTGTTATTTCATTTCCCGTCTTAAGTGCTTTCTGACTTGCTTCAATATCTTTATTGATTAATAGTTCATCGCCATGTGTAAGTAATTTAAACTTAATTGGGGTTTTTGAAACCGGAAGTGTATAATCATACTCATTATCTCTATTCAATAATGATTCATCAATTTCTTTTATTTGAATTTTAGATAAATCAACTACAGTTTCAACAGGTTCTTTTTCTTCTGGATCATTAATTGTTACACTATATTCTGGTCCAAATGCTAAAATTCTACTTGTTACCAATATAGCGTTTTTATCACCTATAAGTAGGTCACTAATATTAACACCAGGCTCAACAACGATTGATTCTAACAATTTATCTAATTGAATACCTTTCTTAATCAAGTTTGCCGAAGTTAAAATATCTTCTTCTTTAGCGGTCATTAACTTAATTGTAATTTCACCACTTGCCAACGGACTATTTTCAGGATAACATAGACCTTTTGAAGGTAATGATATAACTTCAGTTGGGAATGGGAATGATTTTGGCCCTTGCGTTTTAGGCATTGTTGGATTTTGTAATCCTCTTGTAACTACTTTCTCTTTTGGAGAATCTTGCGTTTGTTCCATAAATTTAATAACTTAATGTTTAAAATAACTTTTGTCTTTATTAATATATATAATCTTTTTAAAAAAATAAAAGGGACCACACCGTTAAGTGAGTCCCTTTTAGATATTTTATTTTTAGAATTATTAGTATTCCAAAATAGCGTAGTCGATTGATAAAGTCAATTCGATTGAAAGTGGGTCGTTACCTGCCCAATCCAACTCACCGAAGTTTGCTGAACTGATAAATGCTCCTTTCAAAGTCCATTGCTCAATCTTATCACCCACAGGTCCCAAAAGATATATGGTAACATCTTTTTTGTAGAACGCTGCGTAACCATCTCTACCGGTGATAGATTCATGTGATGTTCTCACCCAATCCATTACCATTTGTGCTCCAGATGGAACGATAGGGTCATATAGAGTGATACTAACATCATCCCAAGTAGATTTACCCTTAACTTTTCTTTTTACGTTAATGTGGTCAAGTTCAACTACTTCCGATGTGAATGTTGGTCTTGCCGCTGTTTTAATCACATATGATTCTATACCGTCTACTTCCATAATGTACCTATTGCTTAGCTTCGGTTCAAAATTTTTGTAGAACATTTTATCAAACTCTAATATTTCTGGCATTTTACTTTATTTTAATTGTTTCTTATATAAATATTGTTTTTTTAAATTATCCTCCAAAAGCTGCTCCAGTCGGTAAGATATTAAAGTCAATTTTAATAAATTCCGCCGTTTTAGTAGGTTGAAGATAAATTGCACCTGCCAAAATGTTTCTGTCGATTACATCTGGAGTGTTATTTGTTTCATCCATTACAACTTTGAAAGCGTATAAACCTTGTCTTTGTTGAATTGCTTCCAAATAAGGATTAGCGATATTCAAGAACTTATTACGCGTTGTGCCGGTATTTTGTTCAAACACTAAATATTTAGAAGTTGATGCGATATACTTTCTAACAGTCAACAACAATCTACGAACATTAATTCTATCCAATGCTGATGGTTTGTTTTGAAGTGTTTTTTGTCCCCATACTACTATACCTTGTCCAGGGAACTGGCAGATTGGGTTAATTTTTCCTTCATATAAAGTATCTCTTTCAGCGTGCGTTAATCTATTCAATACACTAACTGCTCCAATCAATCCACCACGATTCAAACCTGCTGGTGCGAACCATTCTGCTGCTACTCTATCATTACTTGCGAAAACGCCTGGTAACAATACTGAAGGTGGAACTGAAATTAATTTGTTAGTATTAGTATCAATTGTCTTAACCCAAGGGTAGTAAGTTGCTGCGTAGTTACTATCAATTGCCTCACCTTGTGTTACAGCCTGTGAAATTGAATCACCATATGCGGTTGTGTCCATAATGTAGAATGCATCTGAACGTTCTTCAATCATATCCAAAACAGATGTTGCCACGTATGAGTGTAATCTTCTAATAACACCAGGTGTTACAACCATATTAATATCCCACTCGTCTGCGTTAGAAAGTGCGTTGATATGTTTATCATATGCTACTGATCCAGATGAAGTAGATGTAGTAAGGTCAAATCCTTGTGAGTTACCTGCTGATATATCTGCTCCTAATATAATATCCGTTGCTGGACTCATTCCGTCAAAACCTTCTTGAAATGCTAATAAGAAGTTTCTCTTAGCCACGTCAGCGGAAGTTACTGAATTAGATCCAGAAACACCAAATCCACAAGTCGTATCTAATCCAAAAGTAACATTAGATCCTGTAACCGAACCGGTAAGGATTGCTGCTGTTACTTTTGGAACAGGACATTGGTAATATGCGTTATCCGAATTATTATCCAAATCAATACCACCATAAGTAGATGCATCAGCTGCTATATATGTTGCTGCCGGTATTAAACTTGCTGTTACGTTGTTTACATATACTGGTAACTTATAAGGTGCGTGTGCGAATGGTACTGCTTGTACAGGAATACTATCAGGAGATAAAGATGAATCTCTAACGGTATTAACTAAACGAATGTATTTTGAATTATTAATCCAATCACCAGTTTCAGTAATTTTTCCTGAATTACTTATTGTGCGGTATCTGTCACCAATTACTCTATAAATATAATTTGCTGAATCAGGGTCAAGGTTTACACCAGAGAATGTTTCTAATATATTTTTTCTTTTGTTAGTATCAGCGTAATCTCTAACTACAACAGTAAATGAACCATAGTCACTTCCTGGAACAGTTCCTGCTCCTTTAATATTTGAAATACCAATTTTTACTTTTGTATTTGCCGGATTACCTGCTCCGATTGTTTCAAAACGGAATAAATTAACTCTTTGGCCAGAGATTAATTGAGATTGTACATATGGAGTCAAAGCTTCCTGGCAATCAAAGTTAAAGTCCTGGTCTTCTAATACCCAAAGTGATGCCGATGTAGTTGAACCGATACTTAATCCTGTATTTTTGAAATGAGATGCTACAAATCCACCTTTTGAACCCTTAGCGGTTGTACCAAATACTGCTTCAAGTGAGTTAGGGCTTTCTGGATCCAATGAAACTATAAATTCATTAATACCAGCTCCACCAAGTTCAGAACCACTTATCGTAAATGCACCAGCACCATATTGTGAATACATACTTGCTGTTGTTATACGATGTCCTAAAAATCCGGTACCATCATTATCGGTATTGAATATCATTACCAATGGTTTTGCAGATGAACTAAACTCTCCAGTAAAACTAGCGGTTACAGATCCAGTTCCAGCTGCTAATTGAGCGGCAGATGCTGATAAGTATATACCCGTTGGTACTGTTCTCAATCCACTTCCTGGGGTAATGTATGTAATTCCGGTAATTGTACCATTAACTATACTAGCTGATAATGTTGGTCTAACATCAAAATCACCACCAACTAATGATGCTGATACGTTTCCTGTTGTAGTACCATTACTTGCTGTGAAGTTTGTACCACCACTTACTATTGTATATCCTGTTAATTCTCCTTTTGTATATACACCAATTAACATTGGGTTTTGTTCAGTATATCCACCGATACCACCTACTCTACAAATTGTAGCCGTGCCAGCTTCTCTCAAATAAGATTGAACTGCTAACGGAGTATAATATGTACTATCGGGAATACCAAAAAGAGTTTGAAATTCAGATTGTGAATTAACTATTGTTGGAACGATTGGTCCTTCTTTAAAAGGGCCGATGAATGCTGCACCAATCTCAGCTACTCCTTGTTGTAAGAAGGATAGGTCGTTTTCTTTTGTGAAGACGCCGGGTGATACTATTTTTTCTGCCATTGTTTATGTTTTTAAATTTTTGATTTCTGAATATAAATATAATATTCAAAACCAAAACATTAATTATGTGGTATAATGAAATAAAATTTTTGGAATATTAATTATATACTCTTATTTCTATTGGCATATTTATTATTAAACCATTCGAAAACTCACCGCCAATTCCCGATTGGATGAGTATAGTAGATGTAGATGTAGCACGTATGCTTACTACTGCAGTACTTGTTTGAACATCATCAAAGTTGTTATTGGTAAAAGAATTATAAACTTTTCCACTTGTAAATAAATGGTTTGATGTAATAGTATGATTTCCTATAGTTCCATAAGTAAACCAAATATTCCCAATAGTATTTTCTAATATTATTGCTTTTGGAGCACCAAGATTAAATAAAAGAGTTTCACCTTGTGGATCTATACCCCAACTGTTAGGAGTTGTACCTGTTGCTACAAAAAAAGTACCAATATTATTGTTTGGGGCTCCAACATTTGTAAAATCCATTTCATCATAGTAATTATGAATTTCATAAGTACGCCCTACTGTTAATGCACCTCCTTCAATATCTCCAGTATCACTACTACCAACCTGTGTTAATAAAGCTGTAAACACTTTATAAGGTCTTGAATCGGGAGTATGTAATGCATATGATGCAGTTATAGCATTATTAGCCCAACTAGCAGTACCTTCTAAAGATCCAGTGATACTAGGAGCGCTTAGGGACCCTGTTACTGTTACTCCGTTTGTATACCTACCGCTACCGCTAACATTTAACCTATACCCCGTATCTGTTGAAGTACCTATTGATACGTTACCTCCACCAAAAATCCTCAGCTTTTCAGATATTGCAGTACCGCCAGTTTGTGTTAAAAACAATAAATCACCTGCTTCGGAGCCAGGAGTATTGTTTGTAGCTGATATTTGAATTGCTGCTCGAGCTATTCTGCGGGTTCCATTTGCTGCTGTAAATACAAACTGATTTGTTGGATTGAATAAGTACGCAATATTTCCTGCTGTTACAGATGAGGCTGCTCCTGCATTTATGTCAAACGTAACATTACCGTTAGCATCAGATCCGCCGTTTGTTGTTCTATACGTACCTGTACCAGTATTAACTAAAAACTGTTGTCCTGTAGCTGTACCTGTACCTATCTGAAAGGGGGTTATAATGTAGTTTCTAAAAAAAGCGTTTCCATTTACATCTAAAGTATAGGCGGGAGATTGTTGGCCTATACCCACTCTATTATTAACACCATCAACGATAAAGGTATTGCTATCAATGTTTAAAATACCTGCACCTGATCCTAAGCTCATGGTAGCGGCATTCATTGTAATCGTATCTGTTGTAGCATCACCAAAGGTCATATTACCTGATACAATTAAATTTCCTCTTACTGTAAACGCATCTGCTGTAGATGCTGTTAATGCATTATTAGCCCAACTAGCAGTACCAAATAATGATGCTGTTAATGCACTACTATTAATCCATTTAGTAGCAGTTGTACTGTATACTAATGGTTGTCCATTTGTTTGTCCTGATATTTGTACATCAGTTAAACCAGCTAGAGTGGTTGCACCACCACCTCCTCCATTCATAGCATAGGATGCTGTTAGAGCATATGATGCACTTAAAGCAGGATTTGTTGATGTAAATATAGAGCCAGTAACGTATGATGCTGTAGTGGCTGTTCCTTGTAAGGATCCTGTTATACCTTGAGTTACGTTTAATGATCCTGTTATTGTAGCGGAACCTGTTATTATTAATGAACCTGTTATAGTTTGATTTGAATTAAATGAATTTGATCCTGTTGTAACAAATGATCCTGTTTGTGAATTAGTTACAAAACTACTTGTTGCTGAGTTCAGTACATAACTTGGAGCATAACTAGCTGTTACTGAGTTTGTAGCCCAACTAGCAGTTCCTTGTAATGAACCTGTAAAACCTAATGTTGATATAGTTGATCCTGTTACTGTTAAACTACCAGTAATAACCGCACTGCCGCTAAATGGAAAACCATTACCAGTTCCGCCTCCACCGCCATTAGCTGCATATAAAGCATATGATGCAGTCAGAGCATATGATGCACTTACCGCATTATCCACACTACCACCCGCTCCGGTTGAAGTTATTTCTACAACAGATGTGTCCGATTGGGGAATTGTTACATTTGTGGTAGTTCCATTATCCGTTATAGTAACTATTCTATCATCGGTAGTTACTGATACCGTATTTGAATCACTTGTAATTATATTTAATGAGATATCTGCCATTATTATCGTGTTACTTCTCTACTTAATTTAATTGTTCCTTGTAATAATCTTGTTACAACGCTTCCGGTTTGTAACTCTATATCGTAATACGCACTATCAAAATTTAAAGTAGAAGAACTTTCTGCGGATATATAAACTCCTATTTTGCCCAATGATGGCGAATTTGTTCCGGATGAACCACTAAAATTAAGTCCCGTTTTATCCGCATTCAATGAACTACTGATATACAAATATGATGTTTTTGTATTATCGGCATAGTCCGGTCGAATCTGCATTCTACCATTATATCCGGTTAAATTTATTGGATTACTATTTGAATCACTGTATTGTAATTCAAAATTAACAGTTGTTCCCTGCTCTATTGTAAAATTATATTTGCCAGCTGCCATATTATTATTTTATCTATAAATATTATGTTTATGTTAAAGGTTTGTAAATTTTCCAGTTATAGTTATTTTATCCGACGTGAATACAGTACCTGCTGTGAAATTTAATGTCAATATTGATGTTGTGGTTGAGTATGTGGCTGTGAAATTGGTATTTTGCGTTAATTTAATTCCATTCTTATAAACCAATACATCATAAAAAGTATCATCAATAGTCAAAGTTCTATCTACCGTTGCTGCAAGAATATATGGAACTTTTACCAAATTTATATTGGAAAATGTTATAGTATCATTTACCAATGGGTATTTATCTATACTATTATTTAGTGCTAAAAATTCCAATGAACTAGTTGTCCCCCTTACCCCATTAGTCTGGTCTTCTATTCGTTGATTGTTTGTAGTTTCGGTTTCTGTAGATACTATTATTCTTTTTAAAGTATTTTGTTTCTTTGTTGTATTTTCACCATCAAATTGTTCTGGCAGTAGATAAGCTTTTACATTTAAACTAAATTCAACACGATTAATTCTTTCAGCTCCTTCATTTACTTCATTTATAATATCATAATCCGATATACTTGTTATAAATTTAAATTTTGTTTTATCTCCCCAATATTCATCGGATGCCCAAGTTAATGATTCAACTATTTGATTTAAATTTTCTATATAATTAGTCCAACCCATACAACTATAAGTTATTTCAACATAATCTGGCATTGTTATATTGTAAACTTCATAATGTGGCTTTTGATTTGTTAATACATTAAACCTATCATATCTATTATTTTTAGACCAGCGTGTAACACCTTGATACGATAAATGTCGATTTGGCATAGCCATTTGTTCATTTTTAGCAACCGATGTTCTTTTTAACATCATTATTGGTAATTGTATTTTACCATGTATATCTCTATAAACTCCATTTCTTCTAGCACCTTCCCACCTTTCCGAATTACCATATACAACAGGTATTTTTATAGATTTGCCATTTATTTCAATTTGTGGTAAGACAACATCTTCCATATATTTCATAATAGCATAATCCACATCATACAAAGTAATGCTTTGTTTAACATCACCCTGTTCGTTTTTGCTTTGTAATACCCTATCGGATTTTTTTAAAGGATTTTCAGCCATATTATTAATTTATTCTTTCTTCTATATTAAGATTAGATTTAGAAACCATAAATGTAGTACATACAATACTGAAACTATACTCAGGCAATCCACCACTATATTGTACTTCAGTTGTATTATCAATTTCAAAATAGGCCCCATTAAAGAAAATAACATCACCAATTTCAGGGTATGAATTTTTTTCTTCACACATCCACCTATCCAATCGGAACTCTACATTTTGGTCGGTATCAGATCCAAATCCTTCATACCTCGCAGTTTCAGGATCTTTATTTATTAATGCATATAATTGTACTCCAGGATGCCAAGTTTTATTCAAAGCTTCCCCATATAGATTAATTTTTGTATCATTTAAGTTTATTTTAAATAATACAATAGCATTTTGAACAACTTCATCTACGAGTTCTCGTGCAATACCTTTAAAAAATGATACATCTCTGTCTGATATAAATTTTGGCATATTATCCTACATATATTTGTAATGGAATTTTTCTTAACATTTCTTGATGATAATCAGCTTCATTCTTTCTGATTTCAAATTGAGTTTTTCTACCTAACTCTTCCAAATTTTCTCGTAATTGTGTAATAAGAGCATCCTTTTCAACTTGCGCTTCCGCTCTCAATGATGCCCCATCTAAACTGACTTCTCCATCTGGAATTGGTATAGTATTATATTTTTCTCTGATTGCTCCCAATAATTCTTTAGCCAATGCTAATGTATATTTTCTTATCCACTGCTTACCAACATCATTTATATTTGAATATTGTATAAAATCGTATTTAATATCCGAATAATCAGATACTACATTTGATTTTACCTGTGCTGAATTATTTTCAAAATCAGTTCTATCAAAATAATCAAAATAAATCTTTCTTATTGGTGTGTACTTTGATGGTACTGGAAATATTGTTAATTTATTATTTACAATATTAAATGTAAATGCGGATTTACGAATTGTATCATTAAATTCAATTTGCTGCATTCTTAATACATCCTCATATAAAGGCATCATTAGAAATTGTGCAGCAGGTGAATAGTTACCAAATCCTAACTCACTAATCAAATTCAATGTACCCTGCGCACCAACTGAATACGGGTCAAAGAAACGAGTAATAGCTGGTGTGGCTTCATAGTAAACTTTAACAATATCTCTAACCTTATCGGAGTCTAATAGTAGGCCTGTTCCGGCTTCAAATGCTTGCGTTGTTAAATCATATACTTGTACACTTGAACTCAATTCTATATAGGCCTTTTTTATATCGGTTGGTCCACCTACACCGGCCAATGTACCATATGCTTGCGACATACGAAATAATACGGGCAAATTTCCACCATCAACTAATTTTTGACTATAATTAGTTCCGGCTTTTTTACCTTTAAGGGTATCTAAATTATTTCGGATATTGAATTGATTAACTTGTGCTGAATATTCCGATGTTGCTTCTTCAAAGCAAGCATAGAATTGTTCATCTATTAATTCAACATCAATAATAGGATATCCTAATCTTTTTGCACACCATACGGCTGTTCTTGGTCCATCATTTTGAAAGTCAGAATCAGTATCATATAGTGAGAATGGGGTTTTGCCTGATATGGTTGACCCACTTCCTGGCCATTTTAAATTTAAAGACATAGTTTGAGAATTATAGTTATTCTACTATAAATATAAAAATAATTTAGAAGTAAGTGGTAAGCATAAAAAAGGGAAGAATTTCTTCTTCCCAATTTTATTATCTTTATCCTAATTACGATTAAAGAGTGTTCAAACCTTCAACTACGATTTTACCGTAGAATTCTGGACGAACAATTTTCTTAGCGTAACGAGTCATAACACCACGTCTAGGAGTGAAGTTAGTTGGATCGTATACTAATGGAGTCATAATCAATGGAACATATGGAGCGTAAACAGCACCTGTCTCAAAGAAATTACTTCCTTTAAATCCTAATAAGATTACATTTTCAGTCATGTATGGATTTTTGTAAACATCAAAACGATTAGAAATCGCACCGATATTAGCAACACCAGCTGCAAATTGTAATGCATCTTTACCAGGGTTAGCTGCAAATCCGTTCATTGATTCAAGAATTGTACATACGTTTGGAGAAGCAACCAAGAAGTTTGCACCACCACGCATTGTTAATTGGTGAATACGGTTAGAAACTTTTTGCAATTTAATACCCAAAGTTTGATACCAAGTTGATTTAGTATATGCACTTGCAGCAGCTGCGTTTGCATCAATACCAAATGTACCAGTTGATGAATTATAATCATAACCAACACGAGTTGACCAATAATCAGTTGTGAAAGCGTTTTGTTGTAACATCTCAAGGATTTCTAAGTCGATTTCCAAAGAGATGTATTCACTCAACATTTGAGTCAATTCAGCTTCAGCGTCGATTGAATGGTAAGCGTTCAAATCTTGTGCAAGTTCAGGAGTCCAAATTGCTTTTAACTTACGAGTTTTTGCAACGATTGGTTCTGATTTCAATTCCAATTCGATTTCTGGAATATCCAAGCTAGCACCTTTATCTTCAAAATCACCACGATTGTAGCTAGAAGGCTGTACATGGTAGGTTAAAGTTTGAGTTGTAAATGTTGTAGCAACATTACCTAATGCAGCAGATGCGGATACCACAAATGATGCAGATCCAGCTGAATCCAATTTAGTATATGCAGGATATTCTGTACAAGCAGCTGAAGAAGAAATTGAGAATGCTCTAACTCCGTTCCAATCTGCATCGGTTGGTAATCCAACTTTTACAACACGAATACCATGGTTTCCAGATGCAAGAGATGCTGATAAATCACCATCAAAATTTACATCAGACCAAGAAGCTGAAGTTACTGTTGCTGTTAATGCAACGGTAGTATCGTTGATTGTATATCCGAAACGACCAGCGCCATAAAGACCACCAGTTGTATCTTGTGTAGATCCAAGTTTGTTACCAGCTTGAGTTGCAGATAAACTATCTTTACCAAAAGTACCACCCGCACCATACAATGAAGTACTGATTGCTGGTTGACCTAAAGTAGTGTTAGTACCATATTTGAAATCCATATAGAAGATAAGACCTGACGGTAAGTTCATCGGTTGTACAGAAACGAACTCTTTTGCAGCAATGCTACCAAAGATACGTCTTACCAACGGAAGAGCTACACCAGCCCATTCTTCTGAACCAGATGAAACACCAGTTTTGGTAGATTCATCAAGTAATTGTTTAGCTTGGTTTTCTAGCATTACAGCCATACCATGCTTTGTAGTTTCTGATCCTACTCCTTCAAGTAGACCAGTTTTTTCCCACTTGCCTTTCAAACCTCTGGTTTGCTCAAGCATAATGCTTTGTGGGTTTGCACCTGACATTAATTTTTTTAAGTCCATTTTTAAATTTTTAATTTGTTTTTATTAATATTTGATAATACCTGCTAACTTTTTGAACCTGTCAGAGAAGTCAGTGCTTTCAGCAATTACTTGCTTTTGAGCTGCTGGTTTAGTTGATTTAATAACTTTACTAGCCATTCCTTCGGTGATTGATTTTTTAGCAACTAATGATTTAGTAGGAGTTTTGATTAAGTTTTCTGCTAATGTAGAGTAAACTAATTTAACTTCTCTTACTGTTTTTGTTCTATCCAAAGTTTCAATCACTTTAACTTTTTGTTCGTTAGTCATGTTGTGTGCTCTGAATAATTTGTTTGCGAATAACAACTTAGCGTTCAAAAGATTTACTTCGTTGATTGTTCTTTGTAGTGATTTGATGGTTTTGTAAGCTTCTTTAAGTTCTTCAGTTTCCTTTGGTTCTTCTTTCTTATCATCACCAGCCATATCAGCTTCCATTTCACGTAGAATTTCTTCTAAGTCAATAACATCTTCTTTTTCTTTTTCTTCTTCTTCAGCTTCGTTATTCATAACAACTTTTGGATCTTC